AACCTCAAGCTCCGGAGTTGAGTCTAAATTGAACGTAAATCTAGTAGAACCTGCATCTTTGAAGTATATCTGATCTCCAGCAGCATCTAGTATAATGTCACCTGCAACATCTAGTGTAAGACTCCCTGATGAGAGATCAATCTCAGTACCGTCAATTGTAATATTATCAACGACTATTGCCATTATTCATCTCCTTCTAGTAATTCAAGCATCATTTTATATCTTTTTCCAGTAAGATTATTGACAACAGTTAACATGTTTTCTTCCTCAACAATTGTCCAATCACCTCTATCATTTTTGAGGTGGAGGTCACCTGTATATATATTTGCCCATCGATATGTTGAAGAACCTAAATCAAATGTAGCATCCTGAGTAGGTAATAATGTCCCTCGAACATTTACATTACCGGGAGTTCCTGAAGTTCCTGCTAGTAAGTTTAGCTGACCACTAGCATTGTTATTAACGATATCTATTGCAGTTGATGCCGACGAATGAAGATATCTTGTTGAGCCACCAAGTTCGAAGTTAGCTCCAGCTATTACTCTAACAGCTTGAGTATCACCCTTGAGTCGTAATACCTCTTGCCCTTCACCACCACCATCTGAATCATTTACTCTAAACCTAATGTCTTTATCAGCTACTTTTTGATCAATGTTGAAGTGATTTGCTGCACTAGCTTTCATTTCTAGTACAGTGTTGTTTGCTGCACCAATATGACCAAATGATCCAGTCCCTATATAAGCTGCACCAGATAAAACAACATCACCACCAAATACTGCAGTTCCTGAAACAACAGTACTGCCTTTCTTTCCTACTGCACCAGATACAAAGAAATATACATCGTCACCATACATGTTTGTATAATTTCCATCTGTATCAAACGAAACAGATCCTGTTGTTCTTATCATTGATCTAAGCGAATCATGCTGTATGAAGAAAGCAGCTGTTGTATTTGTAGTCGACGAAGCCAGATCAGATAAAGATTTAGCTGTTACTACATTACCGTCATCAAACATCAAATCATCAGAGCTTCTATACATTCTCGCAGTAGCATCACCAAATCTATAAGATCCTGCAGAACTTATATCCAAGTTTGTAACAGAAGAAAAGTCTGCGCTACCCCCAAGTTTGAGTGATCCTGAAATCATCACGTCACCACCAAATAGCGATGTCCCACGTACTGATGATCCCTGAGATGATGATGTCCCAGAAACATAAAAATTGATATCAGCTCCGGAGCTTTCATCTACTGTAGATGCACCTCCTGACATAAATAATATTTGTGTTCCCGATATGTGAAGCTTATTACTAGCAGACCATATAGCATTTTCACCTATACTGTCACCATCATAATCTGTACCGCCCAATATAATTTTACTTGAATCAGCTATTCTCAAAGTATCAGCGCTGGTATCAAGTCTAAAGACTTCATCGCCACCAGCACCTTTGAATATGAGATCTTTATTGCTTACTTGCGGTTGAAAGACAATATCAGAAGAACTATTTGATATTTTCAGTATGCTGGTTCCGTCATCTTTGAGTTCTAGATCACCGCCACCTGCATCTATAATGGCATCGCCAACAACATCCCAAGTTGCACTTGTTGTACTATTCGCTGTAAATCTAAATGACTCAGTCCCAGAGGGATCAAATATATAGTCATTCCCCGCAGCGTCCAGTTTCATGTCGCCAGCTACATTGATCTTCATGTCAGTTTCAGCGTTTGCAGTAAATCTAAATGACTCAGTCCCGCCAGGATTGAAAATATAGTCATTCCCAGCAGCATCAAACTTTATGTCTCCGGGGGCGTCTAAAGTAATATCAGTACTGCCGTTAATGACAAAGTCTAGTGCAGTAGTACTTCCAGTGATGAACGTAATATTATTTCCACCCGAGGAAAGCTTAATGTCACCTGCAGACTCAATAGTCAAGTCTGTTCCATCACTTACAATGCTCTCACCAGTATCTGCAAATTCTATCTTTCTGTTGGATCCCATCTTAAGCGATTTAGCAGATGAGTCAATTCTAAAAACTTCTGCTTCGTCGTCGCCGTTGAAAATAATATCTTTAGTATCTATTGAAGATGTAAGAATTACGCTCCCACCAGATTGCTGAAATCTTAAGAATGTTGTTCCGCCGTCCTGTAGATCGATCTTACCACCGTCAGCATCTAAATTGATGTTCCCTGGTGCGTCTAGCGTAATCTCTGTTGTACTGTTCATCACAATATCTAATACTGTATTACTTCCATCCTTGAGTGTAACGTTGTCCCCGTCAGCATCAAGTATGATATCCCCTGTTGCGTCTATGTGAGCATCACCTGCGGTTGTAAAAGTAAGATTATCTGAAGCAACGTCGATATAGTGATTAGTCCCAGTTAACTGCAATTGACTAGCACGAAATTTAGTCAAATACATGTCTGCCAAAGTAGTCACAGTTCCATCTGTGATGTCCTTTGTTCCCACACCCCACGTATCATCTGCAACTCTTCCAAAAACTAAAGCTTTGTCAGCTGAGCTTGATCCAGAAGCAATGGCAATTCCGCCATTAGAGTTTGTAGATGTAGTCCCTGACGCCAGCAGAATCACAGGATCTTCAATTAGTAAGTTAGTAGAGTCTAAAGTAGTTGTTGACCCCTGAACTGTAAGTGTTCCCTCAATTGTAGTATTGCCGGCAAATGTAGCATTAGCACCAGAAAATGTTATTGCTGTGGTAGAAGAAGCACTACTTTTGACAACTAGTTCTCCACCTGTCTGTGTAAGCCTACCATATTCAGTTCCGGCTTCTTTCAGTACAACATCCGCGCCGTCAGTATCTAAAAATATATCACCTTCTGAGTCTATAGTAACTGTGCCACCAGATATTGTAAGCGCAGAGCCATCGCCCTCAATCTTTTCGCCATCATCTCCAAACGTAAGACCGATACTCGCGGGAATATTGATATCACCAGCATCTGTTACGCCTATATGAACGTCTGTACCATCGCCGTATATGTAAGCATTTGAGTCTGCAAACATAATCTTCTTGGATGAAGCCATCAATAGACCCGTTTGTGATGTGTCAAATCTAGCAATCTCTACGCTAGACCCCCCGGTTGATCCTTTGAAAATAATATCAGCGTCAGAAACAGAAGCTGACATAATCACACTTGATGATGAATTAGTGAAGTGCAGAAGATCTGTGCCGCCGTCCTTGAATATAATATCCGCAGAATCAGCATCTAAGATAATGTCACCGTCTGCATCTAAAGTAATGTGTCCGGCAGCTGCAGAGTTGTCAGTTGAGGCAATTGTTAGTGCGCCGCTAGATGTAACATCAAATGTAGCATACCCACCGTCAACACTATCGTAGCCAAGCTTAAGCTGTGATCCAGTCTCTATTAGATCTAACTTATATACAGGACTATCATTATTAATACCAATAGATTCTCTGCTAGCATCAACAAATAACAAGTGTGTATTAGTGTCACCTTCTGATCTGAAATCTCCCGAAGTAGCACCCTCTTCATTAATGACTAGTGATGACGGCGAAAATGTTCCCGTTACATAAAAGTTACCAGAAACAGCAAGATCAGCTTCTACAGCATATTCTGCTAATCCTGTCGGTATCTCTAGTCTTAGATTATTAGATGCATCAATAGTCCACTGTGCATAAGCACTGCCAGATGTGGGCCCACCATACTCTAATCGTAAGTGAGCATCAGATCCTGAATGTGCAACATGCAGTTTAGCAGCCGGCTCACTGCTACCAATACCGACTCTGTCTGTCGAAGCATTAACAAATATAGCATGTTCATCTGAGGTGCCCTCAACTTGAAAATTGATAGTACTGCCAGAGGGTTTGAAAACAACTCTATCATTACTACCTGATAACTCGTCGAAATCAACAAAGTGCGCGCCTCCCGCATGCATACTAATGTTATCTGGAGAGAATCTAATGTTTGTGTCTGAATCATCATTGTGATAAAGATATTCATCTAGGCCAATATCTCCAACAACATCGAGTGTATAAGTTGGTGATGCTGTACCAATTCCAACTTTATCAGCAGAAACATCAACAAATAATAAGTTTGTAGTAGAATCACCCTTTACTTGAAAGTCTGCTGTTGATCCTGCATCTGTGTTGAATACAGCAGCACCTGAAACTAGTAGCTTATTTGGAACACGTAAATTACCCACAACAGATTCGTCTACTTCAATGACACTCCGCTCGGCATATAAAGTACCTGAAACGACAACATCACCTGAAAACAGCACTGTTGATCCGTCATTTCTATTTCCGTCATACTCTTCACTAGAGCTGCCAGAAATTAGTAACCAAACGTCATTACCAACACCGGTATTTGAGCTAGAAAGCTCACCGTCATAATTTGCTGCATTAGAAGAAGAGTATATTTGGGTAAGACCACCCTCACCAATAATCTTGGTAACTCTTATCTGATCTGATCTAAAATCCTTAGCCATTGATTAATCTCCGAACTATCCTCGTAGCCTTGTGCCCCAGGCAGTGTAATTTATGGCCGATCCAGAAACACTAGTTCCCATGATGACAGACCATTGCCCGCTTGTTTTTGTTGATGATACAATAAACGCATTAGTATTGTCATCATCTTGCATAAAACCCCCACCACTTCCTGGGTCTGTGTTATGAAGAGATCCAGATGACCCTATGTGAGTCCCTGATGTAACTACACAAACTATAGGCGTTTCATTATATTCTCCACCCAAGCTAACTGTTACAAACCCTGTGGAATCACATATCGCAGTACCCGACTCAGCAGAATATGTTAGTAGTCTTGGCATTCTTTATCCAATCACATTAATTGCTTGACAGTGAACCAATCCGCTGAAATTGCTAGAAAATCTGATTGTTGCTTTAGAAGTTGACACCTCTGCTACATAACAATTAATATTTGCCTGATTTCCAGAAGAAGTATTTCCACTAGTACCGACTACAGTCACTGTAACTGTGGGTTCTGAATTGAATGTCTCGTCAAATTCCCAATCAACTGTACTTTGATCTGAGACAGTCAATTGTTTCACTTCAATTTCAACAGACTTGTCCGAAAACAATTGACGTCTAACAGGGTGTCTAGTATACGGATAGCGCTTTTGATATCTATTACCGTCTCTAACACGCATTCTTACTGATGCCATAACATACTCCAATATTTATTGATAAGTATGCACTTCGTACTATGAGATTAGAGTTTCAGTGACGCTAGTGTCGCTAGATCAGATCTTTCACCCTTACTTAAGTTGACATGAGCTGTTAATTTACTACCGGCCAACTTCTTAGAAACAACTGACAAACCATTGGATCGCTTGTCAATATAGGGTGTATCGATCTGGTCAGTATCGCCTAACAAAACAATTTTTGAATCTTTTCCTACTCGTGTTATGACAGTTTTGAGTTCATGAATTGTTGCATTTTGTGCTTCGTCAACAATTATAAAAGAATTATTAAACGTTCTCCCTCTAATATAACTTAACGGAGCGATATCGATTTGACCCTTTTCTATCATAATATTGAAATATGATATGTCTTTATATGTGTGTCTAAAGTTATCAATAAGCGGCATAATCCACGGGTGCATCTTTTCATTCATATCACCAGGTAAGAAACCCATCTCTCTGCCTACGGGCTGAATTGATCTGGTGAAGACTATTCTATCATATTGTTTTTTATGGAGTGCGTCCAACGCAGACGCCAATGTCAAGAACGTTTTGCCAGAGCCCGCGATACCTGTTAAGCAAACTAAGTCAATATCTAAATCACTTAGTGCATGCATAGCAAATGTTTGTTCTTTGTTTTTGGGTGTAATGCTAGTCACATCACCATGTACGCTATCTTTAATTTTATGAATCTTTTTATTTTTATAGACACACAGCGCTGACTTGTTTGAACATGACTTGGCAACAACATAGCAATTTTCGAATAAATTGTTATCATTGCTGTCACCTAAAACAATACTTCCATCTGAAAATATTCTGTCGATCTGACTGTCACTAAGCTGCAATTCGCATACACCCGTTTTCTCTTCAGTTGTTTCTATAGAAATATGATCCTTGTAGTAATCTTCTGCAGCAATTCCGAGCGCATCACATTTTACTCTAAGATTTATATCTTTTGTAATGACCTTAATAGTTGAGCCAGACTCAACTTTAAGCTTTAGAGCTGTTGATATAATTCTGTTATCACCAAATGTAATATCCAGTCCCAGATCAAGCCCTGGTTTGACAAAGTCTTGTGTCATAACCCTTATAGTTTGATCTGTTTCTACTATGTGAACACCCACATCCAGTCTTCCCAAACCTCTTAGATCGTCTAGATATCTATTGACATGTCTAGCTGACTCACCTAATATACCCTGCTTGTCTTTAAATCTATCGAGTTCATCTAAGACGACAAAGGGCAAAATAACATCGTTACCCGGAAATGAATGAATTGAATTTTTATCATATAAAAGTACTGATGTATCTAAAATTAAAGACTTTCTCACGTTTAAACTGCTCCTGAACTACTAGTGTTTTATGTACATATTTCTATTCGACGATATTATATTTCTACTAAGTAGGAAATGATTATATGAATAACACAGCGACAAACCCCATTTTAGACAGTAATAATATAGTTGAAGGTACAACATGTTTTCATGAACATGATAAGCTAAATATTTCATGCAAGAAAGCATCTTGTAAATATTGGATAGATAGCAAAGACAGTAATAACTGCTCTATGATAGCAGCCAGACACGGCCCGATGACTTTACAAGAAATAGGCGATATATTCGGTGTGACTAGAATGAGAGTGTGCCAAATAGAAAAAGCTGTAATTCAAAAGCTAGCAGTCAAGACCGGAAAAATATCAGATTTATGATTCAATGCCGCCAAGTAATGTAATAGCTATTAGTCCCGGAACGGATTCATTAACATAGATTCCTGAGAATAATGTCTCAGTTCTGCCACCGACATATGAAAGAGCTGCTTCTAATTTTTTGCTAACCACTGGATCATTTGCCATGTTAGATGTAACTACTAGTAACATAGCTCCAGTAGCTATCGATCCTCGTGGGGCAGAACACGGCGATGATTTGATACAACCCTGAAATAAGGAAGATCCTAAGTCTCTAATGTTAGTATCTCTAGCTATAGTACTACCCACAACCATTCTTCCTGGTGTACCCAAACATCGTTCTAAGTCTTTAGTGTCAAATGATTGAATAGGCGAACTTTCTGATGAGAGTTTAAATATTTGCGCCATTAACTTAGCAAAATTTCTATTAGCAGACGGATACAAATCAAGCATCCCTACCTTGCCTCTGAGCAATTGAAGTTGTCGTTCATTGTCAATTACAATATGGGGATGTCTAGAAACATCTTCGATTGTAGATTTATAATTTGATGATATCGTAGGATTTAGTAGTTCTTGAGCAGATGGTTTTGTTATAACATAGACAACCTTCCCAGTTGATTCACATGATTTTAGGTGTCTATCAATAGAATTGTGTAGTGTTGAACACGCACTACCTGTACCACCTCCGCCACCCGCTAGAACAAATACCCAATCAACCGGCCCAATTCGTGTTCTAAGCGCGTCTTCTAATAGAGTACTATTTTCCTTGAGCACTTGACGACCCACATCTATATCTTTTCCCACACCGTCAGCACCAGGCATAAGTAAAAAGTTTTCGGGCGCTACACCTGCAGGCTGATCTTTGACTGTTGTATTTACCAATATTGTTTTCGAAAATCCTAAATCTAGAAATGCTTTAGCTAATTTACCACCACCTCCGCCAACACCAATAAATGCACACTTAATAGCACAAGCAGATGAATTCTCAGGTAACATCCGTTCATCTGCTTCTACGGGATCATCGTCATATGCTTCGACAAAGTCAAACCCAAGATCATCCGCAGGGTTTATGTAAGTGTCTTCTTTTGTATCTTCTTGTCCAGCCATTTCTTTTTCCTTGTCGTTTATAACTAAGCTATTATGTGTCTCTATAACATTGTTGATGATCTTGGGTTTGGTTACAACTGCATTGCTTCTTTTTGAAAACAAACTTTTTGTTGATGAAGCCAATGATATTGAATCCTGATCTAATGCTGACGACTATAAATATGTCTATACGATAATACTAACTAGCCTAAAATTGCGGTAAAATCCACTACTCTGGATGTCTATGCATATATCAAGCAACTGATGATCATCAATTTGAACCCACAAATCTCTATTTTTAAAAATGGTGGAGACGAGGAGAGTCGAACTCCTGTCCAAGATAACGTTAAATTCAAGTCATTCACAAGTTTATTTAGCTTATTCCCAAACTAAAAAGGTAGCAACAAAATTCCCATTCCTATGTTGCCTCGGATTCCACCTGTTTCCAGGGTAACCATTTTTGATTTGTTATTTTCATAGGATCTCTACCTATTATTCAATATTGGGTAATAAGGTTATTGAAAACCCCACTACTAAGCTGCTAGAGCTACGTTGTAGAAATTATTGTTATTAGCAATTATTTTTTTGATAAATCTTTTAGCTCGAATCATCATTAGAGCACTTGCACTATCCTTCTAGACTACCCTGTCGAAACCGGTGCGTCCCCTTAATCTTGTTGTCAAGCTAGTCTGCTTTTCTAGACTTTTCTTCTACAATAGTTAGTTTGACTAATTCAGCTGTAGTATTTTTGAGTAAGCGAAGACCCTTTCTTGCACGAACACCTGCAGATGCATTACCGCTAGCGTTTTTGTGTACATCTAGATCAATTGATTCAACCAGCACTTTAATTTCGTCCCAGCTCTCTAGTATTTTTGACATATTAACCTCCTATGTCTCTGTGATAATTATGTTTTTGTGATTGTCTTTGTTTTGAAGCGACTGAGAAATTTCTACCAGACTGAGTAAAGAATCTCTATTTTCTAGTTCCATTGCTAAGAATTCAATAATCTTAAGAATTTGTATTTGTGTAATTCCATAGTTCATGATCTCAGCGACAATTTGACGAGAAACAAAATTATCTGCAGAAGCTGCCTCTTCTTCGTGAGTCATCTTTTGGTTGCTCTTTGAAAATATTATATCTGTCATCGTTCGCTTGTCGCTGTTTCTTCAATATATGATTCTACTACAAATTTATCTTTTTCTTTAATAACCAAAACCTTGCCGGTAATTTCAGTGTCAACCATCTCTCTAGTCAAGATAATCTTCTCGCCATATTTTCTATGTTCCACAGCATATTTTGTATGTTCCCATGTTGCTATGTCACAATCATATGTTTTCAATAAGTCTCTCAAGTCTGCTGGTATTGAATAACTAACATCTTCAATAGATGCAACAGCTCTTGTCTCGTCTTTTCCCGCAATTATTTCTGACTTACACAAATCGTATACTTTGTGAACCACACCACAATTATTACATTGTGAGTACTTTGGTATTACAGTGTCACTTTCGTCTACAATAGAAAAAACCACGAATTTATGAAATAGCGGATTGCTTTTTCGCTTATATTGTGGAAGAATGCAGTGACAATCAATCATGTGCTTAATACCATACACTGAATAACACTTAGGAAGCTTTTTCTAGCGGCGAAAGTATGCTATTCAAGCCGTTCTGAAATGATTTCTCGATTGAGCCTGTTACTAACCTGACTAGCACGGACATTTCCTTATCTGATAGTGTTAGTGCCCCAACACCTTTAGCTTCAAGTAGTTCAGTAACCACTGCTGTTTTGATAACTTCTAGAACATCTATTGCATTTCTGCCAACTTGAGTTTGTAATGTCATAATATCCTCCTGTTTCAGAAACATTAACCTGGGCAGCGAGGAAGTAAAATAATATTACTTAGCATGTCGGTCGGCAACACAACATGAAGCCCATGAATCTGGCTTCTGTACATACGAGTAACCAGAAGACATAACCCAACTCTTAAATATTGAAGAAAATTTACCGCTCTTGAATTTAGTGTCTTTATTGACATCGACATGTACAGCAATCTTTCTGTTAGCTAGCACTTTACGAATACTATTAGATACAGCTAGCGATCGATTGACTTCTTCTGTTAATCGTCCTGACAAAGAACTGTATTTTATGTCTGGTACATCTCTGCAGAAAAAATAAAATCCGCCCTTTCCCTCTAGATAAAGACATATGGTGCTAGAGAAGACATATCGATCTCGTACACTTCTAGAATTGTGAGAATCTGTTCCTACATGTACTGTGTAATCTTTCTTTTGTTTGATAATGCTGATGATATCTTTTAGACTAATATTGCTGCCATCATATGATCTACGCCATATAGATTTGTGACTATTAGCTATATTAGTATGATTCATCGCACACAACCCATGCACCCACCCTAGAACAAGTAATTGCTGTTTGATGCCCAATCTTGAGGCCGGCAAGAAATCCGGGCGCTGACATATTATATATCCCAGCAGACTCGAGTCTGGAAGCTATGCTTCTGAGGTGTCTCGGCAAATAGTTTATAGAATCTGATGTGCTTATTATTCCATGGCGACATGAGTCTCTATAGACTCTAATTCCTGACTCTATTCTGTCTCTAGTAATTCCGCTGCTAACACCAAAATCAGATCCAACATTTAGCTCTACACCCTTGTCAATTAGTGATCGAATTCTTTCACTAAACATATTCCTTTGAAATTCTGCAGAGTCAAATCCATTGCTAGTGTCGATATTTCCCAGCTTTTTCTTGAGAGATGATCTTCTTTTTGCGACAAGAGTCTTAGTGGTGTCATTGTAAATCGTAACCCCGCGATCAGTAATCTCAATTTCATCAATACTAACTAAGTCTTCAAATGTTTTGCAAGATATGACATCACCCTTAAGAGAAGAGACAACATCAGCATTACACACAGCTGCAATATCAAACAATTGATTAGCACCAATTTCATCAGACTGCACCGCAATTGGAAAGACGTTCAGACGCCCATATGACATATTGACAGCTAGTGTATTTTCAACATCGCCTCCAAACCCGCGCGCGATAATCACACATGAATCATGATCTTTTATAGACGCGTCCAAAATATTATGAATTGAACCTATAGACTCTACGATGCCATCGATTATCAATACTTTGGGATTTGACCTAATCCATGGCAAATTACTATACTCTTTCTGAAATATTTCAGGAATATCACATTTCAGAAATTTATATCCACTCTTTACACGAATATAGCTTGATGGTGAATCTCTTTGTACAAAATGAATTTGACCGTCAGCCCCAGACATCTGAACTGTCTTTTTCACTGCGTGTGAAGACAGGTCATCTTTCATTATGTTTTCGCATATTGTGAGTGCTTGAGATGATGAGCATCTTCTAGTTTGCTTTGAAAGTCTAGAAATTATTACGTCGATGTCATTGAGTGTCTCATTATTACGTAATTTTTTACGTTTGATTAAGTATTTAGACATCTCTAAGAAGGCTAGCACTGTGATAACACCAGAGCAGCTCCACTTGTTCTCTGATGTAATGATAGAGTTTATCAATACATTCCTTAGGAGGATATCATTAGTATTGCTTAGAGGACATTCTCCTGTCATTCGAAGAATATCTATCGGTGCTAATCCTATGACGCCCCCTGTATATGCTATAGTTGATTTACCATCAAAGAGTAAGTTTACATACTCATCTAAATCTGAAACATAAGAAATAAGCTTTTTATCAACATCACTGCTTGAGAGCACCCGGGATTTCATATGAGATGTACCTCGTTTTAGTGATATCGATTATCATTACCAGAATTCTTAACAGCATTTACTATTTCTTTACCGATGTCAGCTAGCATACCAGTACTGCTTTCAACTTTTTCTTTAGCTAATTTCTGTGTCTGTAGTAAAAGAGATGTTCTAATAAGTGCTCCAAAGAGGCCTAAGCCAAAAAATAGCCAGGCTTGCCATGTCAACCCTGAAATTAGGAGTGTACAGCTGCATATGCACAAAATCTCCGGAAGTTGAATGTTAATACTGTTTTTTGACACTTGGTCTCCTGTTGCTGTTTGAGGTATTAGTTATCTCGCCAAAGATTGTTACTAGCATACGTCAGAATCTCTTCAGCGCTATGTTCATTATAACCATAATCGTCAATTAGCGTCTGTACCATTTCAGAATATTTTTTCTGTTGGTCATCATCTCTGGTTTTAGATTTTGTAACAATTCTAGCCATATCTTTGACTGAGCCTATTAGATAATTCTCTATAGCTTCTTTGAGCGGCTCATAACTTTGATAATTGATTGTTTCTTTGCGTCTCATTTTTGCAAACATATAAGCAGTAACATCACTTCTGAATCCATCACGTGCAGACCCTATAATACCAATTTGCTCTTCGATAATCTTCATGAAGTGTTCGTCGGGAGATCGCTCTTCTTTCGTAACTTTATCTTTCATTTTTTGACGTGTTGTGTAAGCTTCAGCATTATCCAAGTATGTATCAAATAAATTCTGAGCCTGTTCTGAGTAAGCTGATATGAATGCTTTAGCAATTTCTGTTTCTAGAATTTTCAAGTATTCTTCTCTAACAGTTTGCTGAATGATTTCTAGACACTTAGTCTTGAATTCTTCATTGATAATCTGTTCTTTGACTTGCTTGATAACACTATCTATAATCGCTATAGGTGTTATGATATTTTTGTCAGAGTCAGTTAGTGCATTATCTATAGCTTTCATTATGAATCGTGTTGATATACCTTTCATCCCCTCATCGCTAGACTCTTCTCTTAGATCTTCAATGTCTACCTTCTTTACACGACCTTTTTCAATAACTTCATCACCGTTATATATTTTCATCTTTGTAAGTAGATCACACTTGCTAGAGGGCTTAAGTCTAGAAAGTACAGAGAACATGCTAGCAACCTCTAGAGTATGCGGCGCAATATGGGCGTCAAAATCAGACCTACTAAGAATTTTCTCATAAATCATGACTTCTCTATCTAATTCTAAAATATAGGGAACATTGATCTTAACAATTCTATCCATAATAGCTTCGTTAGTATGCTCACTCTGGAATCGATTCCACTCTGATTCATTACAGTGTGCAAGAATAACACCGTCAAAGTGCAACATGTCATTCTTTCCAGGTGATGGGATTCTTTTTTCTTGTGTTGCTGTGATAATGGTGTGCAAGAATTCTATTTCGTTCTTGAAAACCTCAACTAACTCTACAATCCCACGATTACCGACATTGAATGCACCGTTAAGTGATAGAACACGTGGGTCATCTTCAGAGTACTTATCAAGCTTAGATATATCCTCTGTACCAATCAAAACTCCTACATCCTGACTATTTGCGTCCATTGGTGGGACTGATGCAATTCCTCTCCGGCCTCGCTGAGAAAATGTTGTTTCAACAACAGTCATGTCTTCATATTTTCCATCATAGTCTTCTAGAAGGTTCCATCTAGCTACTGGACTTATATCTCCATCGATCGATACACCTAGCATGCTATTGAACTGATCCCTAAGACTTCTTGGAATTAGCTGTAACGGCTCACCTCTTTGAGGATCATTTTCTAAGTGATAGTAAGTAAATCCCTCTAGGGAGCTTTTGATATGCTCTGTAAGCGCAGATTTTCCTGCACCAACTGGGCCCATTAGAAGTAGAACTTGTCGACTCTCTTCTCCCTTACTAGCAGCTGAATTCAAGAATCTCATTATTTTTGAGATTACTCGTTCCATACCAAAAAACTCACTATCAAAATAATCATATATTTTGATATTATCACCACCGAAGATCTTGTTTTTTCTAGAGTCACTGCTATCCATTGTTCGGACACCATGGGATTCGAGTGCATTTCGAAGTCTTTTGTGTGACAGTATTACGATCTCCGGATTCTTCTTGACGAGATCTAAATACTCTAAAAATGTGCCTCGAAATTTCTTTTCTTTTCTACTGTCAGAACGCTGACTATGAATAATGTCTAAGAATTCTTTTTCTGTCACAGCTTTTTTCTTACTCATTGGTTACCTTACCCTTGGTGATTAATTGATTTTTCATAACTCAGATCTCCCAGATGTCGCCTTCGACAATTGTGTATAATTTGACGACGTCACCCCATAAAGTTGTTAAGTGTACAACAACCTCGTCAGCATGTGAAAGATCTAAATCTCTACCATCATGCTCATGACGTAATATTAGCATGTCACCGTCATCAATACTATCAATATAGATAACGGGTATACCATTAGTCCCAACATTGTTGATTAAGTCACTTCTCACACTTTTCCATCCTTCATCATTTGATATTTCATCAATGACAAATTTGTCCTTTTGTTTAGAAAAACTAAACAATCCTAACTCGTAACAGTCATTTTGTGTAAGGTATTGTCGTAGAAAAGATGCATCATGGCATGTTTCTCTTGCAATAAAGCACTCATCTATTCCGTGACGCTCTTCAATTCTTTTGAACATTTCAAAACCCAGATGGTAAGGATTTAGACCACCAATATGCGGTCTAATAACTTGATTATGACTTTTCAAAAAAGGAAGATGATATTCTTGTGGAAGATCAAGTGTATGCATTAGTCTATAGTGCCAGAATGATGCCCAGCCCTCATTCATTATTTTTGTCTGAATTTGAGGGATAAAATATTGTGATTGGTTCCGGACAATTTCTAGAATATCTTTTTTCCAGTCCGGAATCTTCGGCGCGTGATTAATGACAAAATTGAGTAAATCATACTCAGGCTCAAGTGGTATATCATCTAGATCAAAATCTTTGTACTTCCCATCAACATCTTCTTTTATCAATTTGGTATATTTTTCTCTGAGCTCTTCTTCAGACGGTCGATTAATATGATATCTATGAGTTTGGAATTGAATCGCATGCGCAGCATCTAGAACTTCTTCTACTAACACAATTCCAATAGTTGGATCTTCAATGTACGATTGAATTCTTTTTCTAGATGATCGCATTCTTTGAACAATAGACTTGGGCCCAGTATGACTAAACATACGATTATTTTTGAAGAAATCAGAGTGACCTACACAGTGACACATAATCAGCAACTGAAGGTACGCAGCATTTTCACGCATGAGATATGCAATCGAGGGATCAGAGTTTATTATAAGCTCGTAAGGGAGCCCGGACATGCCCAAATTGTATTGCTGTTGAGTTCTTTCAAATGACTTTCCAAAACTCCAATGACCGTAATGAGAAGGCATACCATGGTATGACATGTGGCCTATCATTGACAAGTAATCACATACCTCGTAATGTATGTCAAACCAATCTAATCCAGCTTCTTCAGCTGCAATCTTTATTTTATCATCCCACTCTTGAAGAAATTTGAAATCCCAGTCTTCTAAAAACATTATGTATTGTCCTTGCCTATCATTTTTTTGCCCAATAGTTTCTGAAACCCTGGCCATATATCATGCTTATTGAAAACTTTGACAATTTTAAAATTTCCGCCACTAAGTACTTCATATACAGATGACATTCTAGACTCGCTAGTTGTCCACTTAATTCTCTCATCCTCAGGCTCAATTTCGCAGTAGCCAAATAGTTGGCTTTTGTCTTTTAGCTTTTGAGCTTCTTCTAGAGTTTTTTGAGTATCACTAGACCAGTTATCACCATCAGAGCATTGAAAAACATATACGTTCCACAATGATGGGTGATAACGCTTATCAATAATATTATTAATCTTGACTAAACCTGACGAGACTATTGTACCGCCACTATTACCACGCTGAAAAAACTTTTCTTCATCAACTTCATATGCTTCTGAGTCATGTGCTATAAATATGACGTCGACTTTTTCATAGCGATGTCTAATGAAATGATACAATAGAAAATAGAAGCTTCTAGCTAAAAATTTCTTTTCTTGTGTCATCGAACCGGACACATCCATGAGGAAAAATATTACAGCGTTACTAGATTCTTTATTTGTAACCTTGATGTGCCTGTACTGTAAGTCGTTTTCATGAAATGGAAAGCTCTCTTCATCGTTTCCTACACTGCCAGATAATTTATTTTCATGGTTAGTTGCTTTCTGCCTCTTGATTTTGTTTATAATCGTCTTTTTCTTATCAAGTCGCGGCCGAATTCCATTCTTTCTATAGCCATGGCGCTTAATTTTTTCACCCACAATATTCTTGAGAGTCTTTTTTTCTAGATCAGGTAATTCTAAATCATTGAACAAGTAGTATGATAATTCCTCGAGGGTAATTTCTACCTCGTAATACTCTTCACCAGCTTCATTCCCAGGCTCACCCGATCCAGGTGCTTGTTGGGGACTACCAGCATCGCCAATAACTTGACCTTTTTTGATGTCCTTGCCGGGAGCAGAACCTACGTTCTTGTTAGTTTTGTTGTCACCGTAGATAAATTTATATTCTTTGATACCACGGACCGGGATTTTTATTTTTTTTGTCCCATCTTGACCAATAATAGACTCATCTGCGACAATATGGTGTACACCATCTCTAATCGCTCTCTCAATTTTCTTTTTGTGACGACGTCTGTCAGATGCTGATCGATCTGCAACTCTCTTATGTTCACGAAAAATTGACATATTACCTCTAAGTATGGTTTGGGAGATCGATTAGTGCAGTGTTTCAATTATCCCGCGCATATTATCATATTTATAAATAAACATTTGATAATATATTAGTGTCTTATTAATGTCGACTGAAATTTTATATTTCCCATATTGTCGACAACTTTGCGAATCGCTCTAATATTAGATAGATTATCTTCATGCACGTGAACCATGGTAATGTCATCATCTTTGATTCTACTGATTACATAAAGTGCTTTAAGCATAGGGTCAGAGCTTCCTACTGCCTCTACATCAATTGCACCCAAATTCAGTGTTTTGAGAAATTTCTTCACTGGCGCCGGATTTGAACGTGCAGTCAATATAACTACATTTCTTATTCCGTCTTTATTGATAGCTGCGATTAGATTATTATATGTGTGTTGAATTAATTCAATGCTGTCCGGATACTTTTCGAAATTTTCAAAATTGAATTCGTCACCGCGCCTGGGGACATACTTTGCATACTCACTACTAGTAAGCTCATCAACAGAGCCATCGATGTGAGTAATAATAACTTTAGAGTCTGACTTTACTAGTGTGTCATCAAAATCAAATATGTGAAGATTTCTTTTTTTCCTGCGCATTTTTGACAAGTTCTGAACTACTCTGAACTTTTCCTCCCCCGACGTTAAATATAACCCTACACCCAATTTCCTCACAAAGCGAAAATTCCGGAACAGTTGTCTTGTCTGTTCTGTCTCCGCCCTTTGTAAAGAAGTCAGGCTTTAAACACCTCAGCGCTTCAGTAACGAATTGGCTGCCATCATCCCACCCAACAACAAAGTCGACACCTTCAACTCCTGCTGCTATTTCTAGTCTTTCATTGTGGGGCATAAATGAAAATCCTTTCTTGCGTTCTAGAAACCCATCACCATTGACAATAACAACAACAATACCCATTGGTAGACTTAGATCGCTCTCACCACATGCCATGTCTGCTGTCCCTTGTATACATCTAAGATGTCCTACATGCAGAGGATCAAAGCCACCAGATGTTGCATAGATAGAAAAATCTTCATAGTTACTGTCGATATGCGCTTTCAAGTCGATAACATCTTCGAATATCAGTGCTGGCATGTTTAAACCTCATATTGTTGTTACATCATACATTTGTGGAATTCATCAGGAAAATATTTTTTATTCCTGCTGTAAAATAATTCCCAGTTCTCATCTAGTATATATGTCACTGCATGGTCTTCAGAATTTCTAACGCTTCTTCCGACAGACTGAACTATAGTTTTTGCAGTTTGTAATGGGTACCACCACTTCCACTTATTCATTCTCTTTTTAACAAGCTTGTCACCGAGATATGGATATGGTACTTTGCAAACTATTTGAAACCTCGAAGCTTCGCCCACTAGATCAATCCCTTCAGTCATTGATGGTGATAACAATACAGTCGACTTTTTTGATGCTATATGTTTTTTAAGCATTGCTTCACGATTATCTGAGTCGTGAATTATAATTCTACTGCTTTTCAAACTCTTCTTGAGGTGATTTGCAATTTTAAATGAATGTGTATGAATAATTCCTTTGTCATTTTTGTGTTGTTCTAGAATTGCCTTGATAGCTTTTGTCAACTTTGGCAGTGTGTCATCGATTTGATTCATTGACATTTTTCCAATTGGGCAGAAAAATATAGGTCTGTTCTTGACAGGAAATGGTGAGGGCATCGATATAAACGCAGTTTGATCTTTAGGGATCCCAAGAGATTGGCAGTACCCATCTTTGTCTAATATTGTTGCGGACATCATAAGAATTTTGCGACCCAGTCTAAAGGCTATCTGTGACCCATATGGTGACACATCGATAGGCTTAAAAATAATTTTATCACTTTTTCTACCGTAGCCTTTCTCATAGTCAAAGACCCAATTATCTTTATCATATAATTCTAAGAATCTTTTTATTTTTTCGTAGTGACTATTAATCAGATCTACTTGTCTAGCTAGTGAAATAAAATCTTTTAGCTTGTCCTTAAGACCGCTATATTTTTCTAACATCGAATTAATATGAGATCTATGACTAGCTAGCTTTGGAAAGTATGTATTGCTAACCCACTTATAAGTTTGTATTTGTGTGTTATTTTTAGGAATACTCATTTTGAGTGTACTTTTAGCAAATCTTTCTGTGATAGCTACTTCAATAAATTTGCTCAACTCTGTTTCTGTATTATGTGCTTCATCAATAACAAGAAGTTGTCTTGCACCAATCTTTCCGGAATAAGTAGCCTCTGTCAAAAAGTATGGATAGTTAGTAACACTATTCTTCGAGCTTAAAAAAGCTTCTTTCTTTTTCTTATATAAACATCCCATCATGCATGCATTCCAAAATTTGCTACCCCGTTCTTCAGCGCGAAGTTCTTTAGCACTATCACGACATGTATTTCCCTTTTTGAACGTACACATATAATTGCTCGAACTTTTAATAGACTTCATACCCATAGCTGCATAATCTTTGACATACTGATCTTGAAGCACTTTTTGCGTTGTTACAAACCATGTGCCCTGTTCGAACTCATCGACGTCAGGCATATGCTTATTCATATATTGTGATACAGTATACGCAATTGCTGACTTGCCACACCCGGTACCGGCCTCAATAATCACAAATTTCTTGTCATTATCGATAAACTCTTGAAGGGCAAATTTGATTGCAGTTGTCTGCTGATCTCTAATATTATCATACGGAAAGTATTTTTCGAAACGATGTGTCATGTGTTATCCATTTAATCTGATTTTATGCAAGTGTCTTTAAAGTTAGCTATAGTACAACGTTTGCATCAACTTCTAGCCCATGTCTATCCCAGCCGCTAACTTTTTGCCTTGCAAATAATTCGACTTTGGTTTGTGACGGAAACATTGCCTCTATTCGCTCTCTAACTTGATGAGGCTTAGCCGAGTGTTTTCCCCTAAGCTCTGTAACAAGCTGTCTAATGTTTCTCGCACCTCGAGGTTGAGGAATCTTGCCCTTCTTACCAATAATGCAAATCTCACATTGTGACATAGTGTAGAATCCTGGATTGACTCTCTCCTTATTCCAAATAAATCCAATCGTACAGTAATTAAATCCCCAGCTTTTCAAGAGTTCTATTCCTTGATCAAGGTGCGGGCTGGTAACCCACATAAACATTAGACAATTGTCAGCTGTGATATCAGGAACAGGTAAAAGCTTCAGTTGTCGCAGCTTGAGACAGTTATAGTGTTTAATAGCACCCCCACTATCAGCACCACCCTTTCCTGTATGCTGCTTTTGTCCCTTATAGTCCCATGGTGGATCAGCATATATAATCTGATATTTCTTGTTTTGATGAGAATTAAACGTCATATTTGTCCATACTTACGAATTATTACAATTATTATATGCCATTGCACATAGCATATAATAAGTTTATTCGTGAAACTCAAGCTGTACAAACAGACGCGAAATCAGATGCTAGTAATTCCATCGTCATGAAAAAATGACACGTTACCGTCGTATTCTCTCATTACAACACCACTCCATGTACAGAATTTCTTTTTATCATTATAAAAATTGACCCTGGTAGCATGCGAGGAATTTGAACACCGCACTGTGCTAGTTGCTCTATACTCTCTAGATCTAAGAACCCACACCAGCGCCCCAGCACAGTGTGGACATACCCTCGAATGTAAATTAATCTTGCTCATCATTCGATTCCAATTGGATGTCACCCATATCTGTCATGACACTAACTATTGTACACTTATTTATAAATTCATCAGACAATTTAATTGCATCTCTCAAATATAATTTCATTTCAAAGTGCATATGAACTTTACATTTTGTTGTGTCAAATTTGCTAGCAAAAATTATAATTTCGTCGGGTAGAGAAAAGAGAAGACTCTTGACAACATTTTCGATATTGTTTGGATTACTACTCTTTGTTAGTGAGTATAATGTACTGTGATCACAGTCATCATCCGGATGTGAATTCATAACACATAGAATTTCTGCCAAATCTTTGACAAGCCCGGACCTTGATGCGATCATTGATAATTCGTACGAATCATCTTCTCTTTTCAGTGTAAACAAATCTGTGTAGTCACAGCATAACATTACTACATTTGTCTCTAGAAAGCCAAATTTCTTGATTTTGTCAGACTTTGTTGTCATCATGTCTTCTTGATGCTGCTAATAATATTATTGATAATTTCAATAGTCTGACTCGGCCCGGAAGTTTCATATGCCCGACCGGTTTTCACCAGATGTGAGTACAGCGAGTAATCATTTCCCCCTGGTGTACACCTGTCCCCTACAAACCATGGCAATTGACTAGCAGGCAAGTGGGATAGTGATATTCTCTTGTCCCACCCAATTGGGTATATATCTATAGATGTGTTCCCACCTATAACTACTTCTAGCTTGTCTGAAAGCTCATAAAGATCTAAATAAGCTATAATAAGTTCTTTGAATTTTTTACGTATATTTTGATCATGATCTGCTTTGACAAACTCTTCTCTGTCACTGTCCTCTGCGTCTCTGCCAATTGGGCACCAGTTTATTAAACTCTTTCGAAATGAAATAAAATTTCCCGTAACGGGAAGAGACTTGTTGTCATTGAGGTATTGAGACTGAATGGTGCATAATACAGCTATCAGATTCTTGTATTCTTCATCGTCCAAATACTCTTTCATGCTTAAACAGCTTATCAATTTGAAATCTGAATTGTGAAACTCATACAATTGAGTCCCGTTGCATGGCATAATTTTTATTTTTCTTACCGGTACAGCACCGAATTCCCAAAACAACGCGGTTTGCTCTTTGATATACTCCCATGAGCTGCCAGATACAATTCCAATATCAGCATGCTCAGATAGACTTCGAAGAGCGTTAACCATAGACCAATCAGCTCGCCCACGTGCGGGAGTTAAAGTTCCATCTAAGTCAAATAAAATAATGTTTTTCATAGTTATCCTCGTAGCAAGTCTATCTTTTTACACAAAATCGTACACTAATAGTTGGGCTACATATTGACTATAAACATACGAAAACATGGAGACAAAAATGATTAAGGAGTATTCTCGCTATATGTTTGTAATGCTATTACCGGTATTAGCAGCATTGACAGGATGTCTAACTTCGAAAAGCTGTACAGATTTCTATCCTCAGTACGCAGTAGAAACTCAGTCTGCACCTCTAAATTATAATGCATTTACACAAATAAGAGTCGATATTGCAATGACACCGACTGAATGCTATAATTCTCTATTGCAAGAACCGTGTGATGACATGCTTCCACATTTCCCCACAATCGAAGTAACGTCGACGGGAAGCGGCGCAGTAATTTCTCATGAGAATGGAAAGACATACGTGCTGACAGCAGCTCATGTTTGCTGGGTTGAGCCGTACGAGACTGTACAAAACAACACGATGATTTTAGAGATACTGTCGATATCTAATATCAATCTAGTACTGTATGATGGAACTGTTGCAACAGGCAACGTATTTTATGTTGATGAAGAAAGAGACGTATGTCTTATTTCCACCCCGGGTAGACTTGGCCAGCCGCTACCTATAGCAGAAAACAATCCTGTACAGGGGCAAAAATATTATAACATGGCAGCGCCGTACGGAATATTCTCTCCTGGAATGACACTATCGTTTGACGGATATTATTCAGGTATGGATGAAGGCCTTCACTTCTATACTATTCCTGCCAGACCAGGTAGTTCTGGTTCGGCTGTCATTAATTCTCATGGAGAGATAGTTGGAATTATAACAATGGCTAGCACAGTCTTTGAAACAATGTCAATTGTTACAAGCTTGTCGTCAATTATAGATGCTGAAAATATGATTCAAGCAGATTCAGATATATCAAATGCAAATACTGATTGGATTATTATGAGATCACCCGAATCACCCTCTGAGTAACATCATTTTTTTCTACTAATCTTAATTTGTGATTTGCTCAGAGTTTCTAGCAACACATTTCTGTAACCCATCTCACTAGTAATTATAGATACTGCTGTCCCTGATTTATTTTTCGGATAGAATCGATCGATAGTACCTTGAATTACTTTTTTATCTAAGTAGATTGCCCACACATGATCTCCTAGTTTGAATCCCATCATCTCAGTTACTGCCGGCTCTTTTACAATTGTCTTCTTCGTCTTCTTCTTTGTCACTCGGCTTTTTTCTTTTTTGCTGTCATGATAATATAATACAGTATGATTATCGCAATGTATTTGAATGAATTCCAGCTTATTGTGATAATTCCGTTACATGTAAACCTGTCGTTGATTGACCAATTTGTTGAAGCACAGGGTTCATAAGGTGCCCGGGAATATTATAGTGTGAGTAACCAAGTGCATGACCCAACTCATGAATTAATATTCGAATATCGCGGCGACTGTCATATGTCAACATAATAGCTGAGCCTACAATATTAGTCTCACCACTTTTTTTTACGCCGTATGATATTATTGAGTTACTAAGCTTCCGGAAGTCGTAGTTTTGCTCTGGATTGACAAAGTATATCGCTCCTAACCAACCATCATAAAGCTCATTAGAGTCACACAGAGTCATACTGACCTCACGGAATCGGTGTCCTAGCTGTTCCCAATGTGATAGTGCTCTGACAACGATAGCCTTATCCATCATCAACTCAGTGCAGATAATAATATCCGGAGAAGATGACCACGTGTGATCTCTTTCAATAGTGTATGATACCGGTATGTCTGAACTTCTAGCCTGATATATATGAACTAGTTCTTGGCTGCTACTATGATCGACATATTTTACATTCGGCGCAGCGAACAACATTAGAAAATATGTTACTAGTGATGAATTCATGTTATGCTGAATTTAAATTTCAGTTTTAGCCTCTTCAATATTGTCCAGAGGCGTTGTCGCTTCGTTTTCAATGTCTTCTAGAATTTCTGAAATAGGCCACAAAGCCTCAGGTATTGAATCAATTAACATGGGCGTAATTATAATTCTACCGTCTTCGTCGACGTTCATGATTATAATTCTTTGAACATGCGTGGGTCTAGTCTCTGAATTACTAGTAATTAGGACTGGGTACGAATATGTCATATTTTCACCAGGATCAGTACTGAGCTGTGGAAGAGTCTGAGTGGTGTCTAAGTTTAGTGATGTACTAGTAGCTGGTTCAAGTAATACTCGAGTACATGATTCTTGCGCCCGGGCAATACCCAGTTGGGTAGTTAAAAAAGCTGTCAATATTAATATTGTACGAAACATAATGGAAAGCCGCCTTGTTGTCTAAAGCTGTGGTTGCAATTGTAGCGAAAATATTAGCGCTAGCAATTGTTTAGTAAATCAAACTTTCATTTAAGTATACCTTGCCTCTTATCTATGTGAATCTAGATGTTCTTGATATAAAAAAAAGGAGGCTCCTTTCGAAACCTCCTTTTGTAACTTAAGTGAATTAACGCTTATTCTACTTTGATAATTACCTTCTTTGTGATATCACCACCTGCAGGAATATCAACTTTGAGTAATCCGGATTCATAACGAGCACTAATAGAATCAGGATTTATGCCTTCGGGCAATGACCATGTCCTGGTGAAAGTGCTATATTCAAATTCTTGAGTCGTGTAGTTAGATTTTTTCTCTACATACTCATCTTCATAATTCGATGTTATAGAAAGTGTATTATTTTCAATATTGATACCAAAGTCTTCTCGTGATAATCCGGGTGCTGCTAGTGTAATCAAGTATCCTTGATCGTTTTTCGAAACGTTAGCTCTTGGCACAGTAGATATTGCGCTGTTTTTAGAAATGCGAGTCTGATTTGATGAATCACCAAACAGTGTGTTAAAAAAAGTGTCAAAATTTTGGTCCATGGATCCCAGTTCGTTGATTCGAGTAATTGGAAAGAGGCTGCTCATATAATATGTCCTAATGATGTTAGTGTTGTCTAGATGTGAAATTCACATAATGTAGTCTAGACAGAATATGCAAAAAGTACATCAACAATATGAATATTTTCTTAAGAAATCTGTCACACAATGTGATTCGATATTACAGTGAATTTTTCTGTTTACTGTAAGACTCATTATCACTAGTAATTGACTTACCAGTACAGTGCTTATTGCATGTTCTAGACAGTGTACATGGGATATTGTGAATCCAGCAGTAACCTATACCTGCTTTGTTTTTCATAGCTGCTTGAATACGAGGCGAGCAATCGTACGAAGCGCAATTTCTGCATGATAAAATCTTAAGATCAGTTCTATCATCTAGATCGATAGTACCATAACAAGACTTTTCTATAGCTAGATTAGTATTGACACAAGAAATCTGTTCGTCTATAATTGCCAATGGCGTTGGAAACATTGAAATTGTAATATCTTGAACTAGACTTTTGAATAAAGACTCGATGCTTTCTTTAGTAGGTAACATATATACTTAGCAAATTATGCACATCAGAAATCGACTGTCGAAGTAACCTAGCCTTCTTTTCTCTAATAATTCTTCTTAGCTGGTGTTTTGTAATTTTCATTTAATTACTCTGTAACGTTATATGGGATATATGTTATTAGATCATCTCTGCAATATATGTTATCAGATCATCTTCACTATCATCAAATTCCCAGACTAGCTCGTCCCACTCATCAGGAGCAAATGAATATTTTGCTCCTGAAGCAAGATCCCAAGCGATACTCTGCATATCTACGCCAGGGTTATCAGCAGAATAATCTGCCCCAGCATCATCAGCCCATTGATCGAGACGGGCTTTGAGGTTGTCAATGTTTAGCCTGGCTCTTTCAGCTTCACGTTCTTTATAAGCTCGCTTACGATTTCTATCATTGCGTTTACCCATCACTTCATTATCAAGCTTATCCCAATCTTCGCCACTAACATAAATTGCATCGTCGTCTAGATCATCTTGTAGCGATTTGATGCCTAAGCGCTTAGCCAATTCAGGCCATGCAGCTTCGGGGGTATGTGAGCTTAGTGGTTCGTCACCAAATTCAAACACCTGGCCGGTTTCATTATTAATAATGTCAAGCTCTTCTTTAATAATTCTTCTGAGTTGTCTCTTTGTAATTTTCATTATAACACATCCAATACTGCGCCGACGATATCATCAACGACGCGTCGAGCTCTTTGTAAGTCACGATCATCACCTGGGTTCATGCCCATAGTCATCATGTACTTGTCAACAAAGTCCGCTACTGCTTTTGTTATTGCCTGCTCATCTGCCCGAAGCGCGGGATTACCAGTTCCTCTCTCGTTGAGCCTCACCTCTGTTACGACATCAGGAAATTCGCCGGAAGCAAGAAGCTTTTTAGGGTCTGAGCCTGTATCAACCAAGATATCGAATACCTTCTGCTGCTGCTCAGGATCCATCTTTCCGGAATCCAAAGGCGGCTCGTCCAGCGGTGCTGCACCGCCAGTAAATCTTCCCCACTGAGCTTCTCGAATAATTTTTCTGAGCTGTTTTCTTGAGATCTTCATTATATTACCTGTCGTCGTGATACTGGCCATCATGTAGTTTCATTTCTATTTCCTCGATGGCTTGAGCGATGGAAAACGAAATAGCATTTTCAAGTTCTTGAGTAGCGTATACAACCTGCTGTTCCCAAACACCTTTTTCGGTGCGAGTCATTGCCTCCGAGCCCGGGACAGGGCGTGCAAAGGCATCAGGCTCTTCATCATAAAGCTTCATCATATCATTATAAAATAAGTCAGACATACGTTCAGCACATTTGTCTGCTGCCTCTTCAAAATGGCGTATATCTGCAACTGATTCGCGGAGAAGCTTAGCTTTCTCTTCCTTGATGATTCTATGAAGCTGTCGTTTTGTAATTTTCACTTTTCCCTCAGGAAGAGTCCGTCCTGCGTCGTACTCTCTTCTTGCGTGTGATACTTCACGATTAACATCGTGCTTATCGAACTCCATGGCTGAGGACATGTCTGTAATGATGTCTTCAGCTGTGGGTCCTTGGTCTAGCCCTTGATCCACCAGGAACGTCGCGAGAACAGACGATGAGTTGGGCCCACTAGATGTACCCATATACTCCATGGCCCATTTCTTATACTCGTCGACCAAGTTTTGAATATTTCCGCCTGGCACATTGGTAAGAGCCCCAACGATGTCTGGTACACTCCCGCGGGGCATTGCCTCTGATATCATTCTTCTAAGCTGTCGTTTCGTGATTTTCATGTGAGTTCTCCTATTTACCGTCGACCGGTGAAGTCGCTGATGTCGGTACCGTATTCCTCGTTTTCCATCTCATCAGCGATAGTCCTGAGTACATCGATGACATACCCCTGATTGGCACCGCCGGCGGCCTTAAAAGCATCGACAGCATTCAAGAGCGCCGCCATTTCTCGAGCGCCCTCGTTAAGCTTTTGCTTCTCTTCTTTAATGATTCTTCTAAGCTGTCTTTTTGTAATTTTCATTTTAGTCCCCTAAATCGATCAAGGCATCAATAATGCCTCCCCAGCCGCTATATTCTAGTTCAATAACGGCCTCTGCTAGTCTCATGAAGTCTCGGTCGAATCCGTCGACGAGCGGATCAAGGTTAGCCATCTTCTGTGCGAGCATTGATTCGACGCCACTAGGATTTAGTGGGTATGTTGGTGGGAGATTCGGGCCAGCTTCTCTCAATACTCTAGCCTTCTCTTCTTTGATAATTCTTCTAAGTTGTCTCTTTGTAATTTTCATTTTATTCTCCTGAATGATTACATAAATCGCCGGTTCGCGGCGTCGAAGTCGACGTCGTAACCTTCGGTGTCGTCGATAGGAGAATTCGCGT